GATGGGGAACAACAAACTTTAGAGGAGGAGATGATGAAGTAGGAGAAATAGCAGGAGATATATATACAGTAGAATCTCCTTTTGAACATATGAAGTTTGAAAGGTTATTAGATGCAGGTGCAAACTTTGCTGAAACAGATGCACAAGTAGGATGGTGTGTAGACGATAACGATGACCCATATATTGGAGAACCTGTATTGTTTTATCCAATACAAATAACTAATGGTACTGAGATAAGATTTATAGAAGGATTAGTTTCTGGAGAAGAAGACATTGACGATTACTGGATACCAAGCAATAGTGTATCTACAAGCTCAAGTACAAGTACAGCTAATATAAACTTTAAACAAGAGCTTAATGAGTATTCTCCTGATGAAAGTTTTACAGGTACGCTATTTCAAAATTACTATACAACTTATATAACTGATGTATTTAAAACTAAAAGGAGATTGTCAAAATTTAAAGCATTTCTCCCATTAAAGATATTAAGGAATTACACATTAGCAGATAGGTTTGTAGTAAACAACAGAAGCTATAAGATAAATAGTATAACAACTAATCTTGGAACAGGAGAAAGTGATATAGAATTATTAAACGAGGTATGATACAAAACATTTTAGAATTACTCCAAATAGTAAAAGGAGAAACAGAAAATATAAAGATAGCTCAAGGTAAGTATAAACTTCCTGAAACATTTAGTGAAACATTTAAACAAATAAAAACAGAAATAAGATGGCTCAAAAAGTAGTAATAGACATTGATGTAAAAAGTGCAGAAGCTGAGAAGCAAATAGAAAATCTTAATAAAGACTTAAAGCAAACAGAAGAAGATTTAAGTGGTATAGAAGAAGCTGGTGATAAAATGACAGGTGGACTTATTTCTGGATTTAAAGGAATGAGTAAGTCTGTTAAGAGTGCAATTACAGGACTTAAAACTTTAAGAGGTGCATTAATAGCTACAGGTATAGGAGCTTTTGCATTAGCTATAGTTTCAGTAACAACAGCTTTAACTAATTCAGAAGCAGGTCAGAATAGATTTGCTAAATGGCTAAATCAAATAACAGTAGTTATTGGGAATGTAACAGATATTCTTGGAAACTTTGGTAATGCTATATTATCTTTTGTTACAGGTAATTTCGATGAAGCAGCAGATTCTATAGCTAAAGTAACTGAAGGTATTAAAAACTTTGGAGAAGAAACTCGTAAAGAAATAGCTATAGCAGGAGAGTTGTCAGATATGAGAGCTAAAGCTGATAAAGCAGAAAGAGACTTACAAGTACAAAGAGCTAAAGCAGATAGAACAAGAGCTGACTTATTAGAGAAAGCAGTAAATAAAGAGAAGTTTACTGTAGAAGAAAGAATAGGTTTCTTAGAAGAAGCAGGTAGATTAGAAGAAGAAATAACAAACAAAGAAATAGCAGCAGCTCAACTTAGATTAGAAGCGAGACAATTAGAAAACTCATTATCAGAATCTACTAAAGAAGATTTAGATGAAGAAGCAAGATTAAAAGCAGAACTTATACAATTAGAGACTGCTAAACTTACAAAACAAAAAGAAGTTACTTCACAAACTATAGCATTGAAAGCAGAAGAAGCAGCAGCCTTAAAAGCTATAGAGGATGAACAAAGACGAGAGAAAGAAGAACAAGATAAACTGGATGAAGAAAAGAAAATAGCAAAAGACAAGAAAGATGCTGAAGCTAAAAAGAAAAAAGATGAAGAAGATGCACAAGCAGCTAAATTAAAAGAGGAAAGAGATGCAAGAGTATTAGCTATGGATATTGATATAGAGAATAGAAGAACTGCAGCTAAGAAAGCATCAGTTGATGCTGCTATATCACTATTTGGAGCTGAGACTGCTGCAGGTAAAGCTGCTCTTATAGCTAAACAAGTTATGGCTGCACAAGAAATGATACAAGAAGCAAGAAAGACTTTGACATTTTCAAGTTTAGTTGCTGCTCGTTCAAGTGCTGCAGTTGCAGAAGGTACTGCACAAACTGCTAAGATAGGTTTTCCACAAAACATACCAATGTTAATTGCTTATGCTTTACAAGCAGTTGGAATAGTACAATCTATTAGTCAAGCAGTAGGAAAAAGTAAATCAGTAGCATCTTCACTTGGACCAGGTGGTGGAGGAGGTTCAATACAGACTCCACAAGTTCCAACAGGTTCAGCTCCACCTGCATTTAACGTAGTAGGAACATCAGGAGCTAATCAATTAGCAGGTGCAATAGCAGGTCAACAACAACAACCAGTAAAAGCATTTGTAGTTAGTAATGATGTAACAACTGCTCAAGAGTTAGATAGGAACATTGTATCTGGAGCAACTATAGGATAAAATACAAAATATTAATTTAAAAACGATATATAAATATGAAAATAGTAGAACTTATTTTAGACGAAAATGAGGAGCTAAATGGGATTGAAGCAATAAGTATTGTAGAGAATCCTGCAATCGAGGAAGACTTTGTAGCTTTAAAAAGTGATGAAATAAAACTAGCAGAAGTTAGCGAAGAAAAAAGAATCTTAATGGGAGCTTTACTAATCCCTAACAAACCTATATATAGAAGGAGTGGAGAGGATGAATATTATATATACTTCTCCAAAGATACGGTTTTAAAAGCATCCCAAATGTATTTAATGAAAGGCAACCAAAACAACTCGACATTAGAGCATCAATATTCTCTAAATGGATTGTCTTTAGTAGAATCCTGGATAGTAGAAGATACTGTTCACGATAAATCAAGAAAGTACGATATGGAAGTTCCTGTAGGGACTTGGATGGGTACTGTAAAAGTAAACAATGAAGATGTTTGGAACGACTATGTAAAGACAGGTAAGGTTAAAGGATTTTCTATAGAAGGTTACTTTGTAGATAAAATGGAAAGACCCAAAGATGCTACTATAAACGACTTAGCTGAAATTGAGGAAGAAGAAGCTAAAGAATTGTTATCTACTATTAGAGGAATTATAAAAGGAGACAAAAGAACTAAGAGTGGAAAGAAGACGATAATGGAATCTTATACAGACTATCCTGATGCAGTTAAGAATAACGCTAAAAAAGGTTTAGAACTTAACGAGAAAGTAAACAATAAATGTGCTACACAAGTTGGTAAGATTAGAGCTACTCAACTTGCACAAGGAAAACCAATAAGTAAAGAAACTATAAAGCGTATGTATTCTTATTTGTCAAGAGCAGAAGAATACTTTGACCCAAGTGATAATTCTAAATGTGGAACTATAAGTTTCTACTTATGGGGAGGATTAGCAGCAAAGAGATGGAGTGAATCTAAACTAAAAGAATTAGAGTTAGCTTCTATGAAGATAAATGATGATTATGCTATAATAGACGATAGACTTGCATACTCCACAAAAGAGAAAGCTATAGAAATGGCTAAGGACTTGGGATGTGAAAAATATCACGAACACGAGTATGAAGGTAAGATATGGTATATGCCTTGTGAACAACACGAACTTAAAGCTCCTTGTCAAGCAGGATATGAGCAATATGGAATGAAAAGAAAGAATGGAAGATTAGTACCTAATTGTATACCAATTAAATAAATATGGAAGATACTACTCACAATGTAAGTCCACAAGGAGGAAACAGAGCTTGTCTTTGTTGGGATAAAGAAACTTATAGTATTAAATGCTGTGATGGTTCTTTACACGCACAAGGTATAGGAAGCATAAATAGAAATTCTTAAAAATGCAAAATAATTAACTAAATACGATATATTAATATGAAACCTATGGAAATGTTAAATCAAATCAAAAGCGTCTTGGGTGTAGAATTATCTACTGAAGAAAAAGTAGAACTTGCTCAAGCTAAATTAGAAAATGGTACTGTTTTAGAAGCAGAATCATTCGAGTCAGGACAAGAAGTATTTATCTTAACTGATGACGAGAAAGTAGCTTTACCTATTGGAGAGTACGAAATGGAAGATGGTAAAATCTTAGTAATAGCAGAAGATGGTATTATTTCAGAAATCAAAGAAGGTGGAGAAGAAGAAGTTGTGGAAGAAGAAGTAGAAGAAGTAGAACAAGTTGAAGAAGAACTTAATGAAGAAGACAAATACGCAACTAAACAAGAACTTGCTGAAATCAAATCTATGGTAGAAGAAATCAAAGAATTGATGAAGGAAGGTAAGAAAGAGGAAATGCACAAGGAAGAAGAATTGATGTCACAGAAATTGACTGAACTTGCTTGTCAAGAAGATGAAGCTCTAAAAGAAGAATTATCTAAACCAGCTTCTGAACCAATTAAGCATTCTCCTGAAGCAAAGCAGGAATTAAATAAAGTTGTTTATTCTCAAAAGAGAAATCTAACAACTAAAGATATAGTATTCAATAAAATAGCAAATTTCAAATAAAAATTAAATAAAAATTAAATTATGGCAACTACAGTTTCAATTACAAGTACTTATGCAGGTGAGTTTTCAGGGAAGTATATTTCTGCTGCTCTTTTAAGTTCTCCTACATTAGAAAAAGGAAACATCGAAATTAAACCTAACGTTAAATTTAAAGATGTTATCAAAAAAGTAGCAACTGATGCTAACGTTATTAAAGACGCTTCTTGTGACTTTACTGACACAGCTACTGTTACTTTAACAGAAAGAATCTTACAACCAGAGCAATTCCAAGTAAACCTTGAGCTTTGTAAGCAAGACTTTATCTCAGATTGGGAAGCAATCTCTATGGGATACAGTTCTTTAAATGACCAATTACCTCCAAAGTTTTCTGATTTCTTAATCGGACACGTTGCAGGATTGGTAGCAGAAAAGAATGAGCAAAACATTTGGGGTGGTGTAAACGGAAACGCTGGTGAGTTTGATGGAATCACAGTATTAGCTGCTGCTGACGGAGACGTTAACGATGCTGCTAACGGTGGTGAAACTGCTTTCAGTTCAACTAACATTATTTCTTTATTAGAGAATGTTGTTGACGCTTTACCTTCTGCAGTTTACGGAAAAGAAGATTTAAAAATCTATGTTCCTACAATCGCTTGGCAATCATACATCAGACAATTAGGAGGATATGCTGCTAATGGTGTTGGTGGTTCAGGTGTTGATAACAGAGGTGGTTTATGGTACAATCAAGGTAATGCACTTTCTTTCGATGGAATCGAAGTTGTATTAGCTCCAGGTATGCCATCTGACCACATCGTTGCAGGACAAAAATCTAACATTTACTTTGGTACAGGTCTTTTATCTGACCACAACGAAGTTAAATTATTAGATATGGCTGACTTAGATGGTTCTCAAAAAGTAAGAGTAGTTAT